TTTAGGGCCATCTGGCCCATCACTACCTTCATCGGCAAGTCCTACACTAGTGCCTGTACCTACTCCTGATGTAACTCCACCAGTGCTTACATTTCCACTAGTAGATGTAGCAGGAGCTTCTCCTTCTGATGTAGTAGGAGTTGATGTAGTAGTACTACTAAATAAACTAGTAAGAATATTTTTAGGTTGTGCATCTGTTAAAAAATCTTTTGGAGTTTTTTCTCCAGCCGTAAATGTGCCGTTTTTATTTTTTGTAACAGTAAAAGTAGAACCAAAAGGATTTTTAGCGTAAAGTTGACCAAGGCTATTACTAAATACTGTATGCTCTGTAACATTACCATTAGATAAAGTTTTCTCCACTTTACTAACATATCCTGGATTATTAACATCTGGTACTACACCTTCAGGGCCAGTTACTCCAGCTATATTACCACCTTCAGATATTACATCACCCATACCTGATCCTGTGTAAGCACCCGAAACTAAACTTGAAGTGTCGTATTTTTTTACTACAGGAGTTTCTACTACAGGAGTTTCTACTGGTGTAGATATTACATTAAAATCTTTATCTAAATCTTTAGCATAACTATACTTATCTGCTGAAGGTGTTGGAGTCAATCCCATCATTTGATTTGTAATCATTTGTTGATTAGATAACTGTTGTGCTGTAGGTACATTTGATGGAGAAGTAGAATACTGACTTTCTAAGTCTCCTATTGTTTGTGCAGGTGCTGGTGTAGTACCGTATGGATTATAATCTTTATACGCATCTACTATTTTTTGATTTTCTTTTGCTTTAGCTGCAGCAGGATCTCCAACAGGTTCTTGAAGTTTAGCAGGTATATTACTACTAGTATCAAAATCTGCAGCACCAGGTATATCTTTTATTTGTTGTTGATAGTAACCAAAAGGTGCTGCTATTTCTCCAGACCCATAACTTACTATTGCTGGTGTGTCAATTCCAAGGGCTGTTTGTGGAGCTGCTACTCCAATATCAAAACCTTGTCCTGCGGCAACAGGTGATGTAGAAGCAGGTGCTGTTATTCCAATATCGTAACCTACTCCTGCTGCAGGTGCTGTTGAAGGTTGTGATGCAGGTTGATAACCACCACCAAAACCTGTCATGCCTGGCATTCCAGTTTGTTGTCCGTACCCTAAATTAAACATATCTAGTTGAGCTTGTGGAGGAAAAGCATTTCCATAGTCATCAGTTTTAACCTCAATACTAGGAGCTAAACTAGGTGTAGTATTATCAGGAATAAATCCTATACCACCAGAAGGTGTCATAGAAGGTTCCATAGGCATACCTAATGTAGGATTTATATTTTTTATATTTGAAGTGTCTATCATTGGAACAGGATCTAAAGGCATTCCTAACGTAGGATCTATACGATCTATAGGTCTACCTACAGCAGCTTTGTTTGAAACAAGTTGATCAAATGTAGGAGGAGCAACAGGAGTAAAAGGTAGTTTAGTTTCTAACTGTCCTGTGACAGGATTAAACTCTGCAGTAGGCATAGATTTTTGAATAATAGAATCTGCAACATTGCTAGGTTTTGTACTATCTACTATATTATTACTAGGCGATGCTGGTGTAAATGACTGTCCACTAGTCATTTGTTGATTAGCTATTTGTTGTGGTGTAAATACTTGTCCACTAGCCATTTGTTGATTAGCTATTTGTTGTGGTGTAGGTGTAAATGATTGATCTGTTATCATTTGTTGATTAGCTATTTGTTGTGGTGTAGGAGAAGTAAACGATTGATCTGTTATCATTTGTTCATTAGACTTTTGTTGTGCTGTACGAGTTACTTTTTTTTGTACCCTGTCAACAAAACTTTCTACTGTTTCAGTATTATTTGTTTCAGTATTTACTGCTGCATTTGTAGCTTGCGTAGCATTATTTTTATATTGTTCTATTTGCTGTGGGTTTAAACCTAATGCTTTTGCTATAGAGTCTGTTATAGTTAATACACCTTTTGCAAATGCACTTCCTATTTTATCTTTAGCAATAGCTATTGCTGCATCTAATGCTTTTGTTTGTTCTGTAGTTAAACTTCCTTGAGACTTTCTGGCTTCCATTCTTGCAATGTCTAGTTGAACATCTTTATAGTGAGCAATAGTAGCAAAAGTGCCTATAGGAGGAGCTACAATAGATATAAGACTTAAAGCAATTTTATCAGTGTTAAGCCCTTTTGTATGTTTTGTAGTCATTGCAGAAGTAAATTCTGCATTATTCATAGCTGAATAATTTGGAGGTGTATGCACTGAACCTACAGGTCTACCTAAACTATCCAGTTCTCCACCATATTCAGGTGTTTCTTTTACTAAAATGTTAGGTTCTGTAACAGGTGCTGTACCACCTATTCCAGTGCTAGGATGACTATCAGGATTATTAGGATCATAATAAGTATAACCATCAGGTATAGGATATAAAGGTACATTTCCTAAAAAAGCAATAGTCATACTTTTACCTGCAGCATTTTTATATTCTTTAAATATTATTCTATTTTGACCCATAATTTCTTTAAATGAAGTACGTCTATTAGATCTAGTTGGCACTGCAGAAGTATCTAGTGATCTAGTACTTGCAACTCCACCTTCTGCCATCTCTAAAGGTTCACCACTTTCTGATACAACAATTAAATCTGCTATACCAAAAGGTAACTCTTCATCTTTAGATGCATCACGTTCTTCACCCATTTGACCCATAGCTTCCATTTTAGCTAAACCCATTTTAGCATCTTGTCTTAATGACATTAATTTATCTAACCCTATATAACGAGTAACATCAGCAGGAAATACAAATTCTCCTTCACTTAACATTGCAGGTATATCATCAGCAACTTCTTCACGAGAACTACCTGATGGAACAACATTACCTGACTCAGGTTCTATCATGCCACCTTCTTCTTTAAGACCACCATCTTCAAATAATTCCATTTGTCTTTTCATCATTGGAGTTCCACCTTTACTAAAGTCTATTGTTTTACCTATTCTAATTTCGTCAGCACTTATTTTTCTAATTAAAGATAATGGACTTTCATTATATTTTTTTACTAATTTTCTTAGTCTATTAAGATCTTTAGATGAAGTTGTTATATCTTTTAAAACAACATCACTACTATCTGTAGAATCATAGTTAGATAAATCTATGTCTGTTAACTTTTTTTTAAGATGTCCTAAACCTACACTATCAAGATCTACTATATTTTTATCTGTATTATCTCTAGCTTTTGGTATTATTGATTTTTTTACATCTGCCATTATTTTAATACTTCATCTCTAAGTTTTTGCAGTCTACGCAAAGTATATATAGCTCCCTGCGCTCTGTGAACTGCAACCATATTATCTGCTTGTTCCATAGTACGATACTGTTGATTAACTAACTCTTCTAAGTAGTTATTGAAGTTGGCCCATTCCTTCGGGCGGCTGACCAGCCCCTTGAGTTTGCTGAGTATTTCCTTGTTCATTACCACTAAATCCTTGTTCTTGAGGTCTAGGTGCTGTACCTGTACCTATGTTACCACCACCTGCTCCTGTTGGATCTGCTGGATTAGCTCCTGCTGGTGCAGGTGCTTGTTCTTCTGGTGCAGGTTGTTGAAACGCTTTCATAAGCTCTGCTTGTATAGCTGCTTCATTCATATTGTTGGTTACTTTGTCAGGGTCTAGATCCATAGATTTTGCAATCTCACGGATTATGTAATCAAACTTAGCAAAGGGTGCTAGTGTAGGACTAGATGCAACTTGCATAAATTGCATTAATCTTTGGCTACGTACTTCATTAGCCATAAGACTTTCTGTTCCTCTTGCTTTAACTTCCAAGTCTCCTTTAATATCAGAATCATAGTCAAACTGCATATTAAAACGAAATAAACCCTCTCCTAAAGGGCGCAATAAATAATCATCTACATTTTTAATAACATTCTTAATGCCACCACTAGCAGCATTCATTAACATACTTATACCTGAAGCTGTTCTACCTACTCCTGATACGCCAGTTTGACCATGTGAAAAACTAGGTAGCCCAGTGCTTTCATCAGATAATTGTCTAGCTTTATCAAATAACTGTAGGTTTTCTCCTGCAACATTAGGAAACTTTGTACCAAAAATAGCCTGACCAGGTGCGCCACCCTGTCTTCTAAATACTTTTCCTGGGTATACTGATAGATCTTGGCCTGGTACTAGATTTGTTTCATCTACTTCTATAAGAAGATTACCAGACAATACAGCATTGTCAACAGCCATTCTCATAAAGCCGTTCATTAATGTCTGAGTATCATCCATGTTTTCAGCTATACCCACACCAAAAAAACTGTATGGGTTAAGTTCATATGGAGCAGCCATGTAAGGTATACGTGCAGGTTTAAATGGATTAATAACCATTCTAATTAGTTTACCGTTACATATCCAGATGTTAGCCTGTAGTTCGTCTGCTTCTTCTAGCTCTTCAGGTATATCTACACCCTGTTCTTGTAACATTTCTATATCACACATACCCCAATATTCTAGTACTTCAAATCTTTCTGTACCATGCTGTGGTGCATAATCAGATAAATCATCTTCCCAATGTTCTCTATCATAATTTTCACCCATAGATATTGCTTCGTCAATGACAGCAGCTCTAAAAAATGGTCGTTTCTTTAGTCCTCGCATTTGAGTACGTGACATTTTATGTCGTTCAATTACATACTGTGCTTCTTCCATATTGTTAGCATCAGGATCAGGATAAAAATTCCACACAGATACATGAGATACCTGTGGTACTGTTTTAATTTTAGGATCATATTCACCGTCTTCATTCCAGTTAGGATATTCTTTATCTACTGCAAATGGGCCTTTCATTACACCTGTACCAAACAAAGCCATTTCAAATGCTGTACTACGTAAATGTTTAGATGCACTAGACTCTTCTAACTGGTCTTGTATTTTCTTTTGCATTTTTTTAGCTGCTATCATAGCTGGGCTAAAAGTAATAGCCGATGGAGTTTTGCCTGCACCTATTTTTAAATTATCAATACCATCAAGTTTATCTGCATATTCACCTAAACTTTGAGCTAATGTATTAGCAGTTGCTCCTGCAGGTATTTCTCTACCGTCACCCATAAATCCATATGGACTGACTTCTTTATTTAAATCTGATTCTCTTAGCTGCTCAGGTTCTTTTGGATCAAAACTTACATCTGCAACAACACCATCTGGAAGTTCTGTAGGATCTACTGTTACTGGAAATTTATTATTAGCAAACAACACATCAATTATTTGTCCATATGCTGCTAAAGTTTTAGTTTTAGTTATTTTAATAAATACACGAGACTTTTCAGCTTCGGTAAATTGTACATCAGAACCATACAAGCCACGATAGTTACGATAAGACTTTAACCATCGTGTTTCATCTTGTTGACGATAATCATCTGCTCTAGTGTACCTATCCATAACAAAAGGAATAATACTAGATACATCTGCATCTTCTATAATAGAGTCTTCAGAATCTTCTAAAACAATTGCTTCATCTTCAATAAATACTTCGTTATCTTCTGCCATTTATTTTACCTTTAATATCCAAATGTTGTATCTGCTATAGCCATTCTATTTGTTCTAGCTGTATTAGGATCATAATCAAATATACTAAACCTTGGTCTTGACATAATACCATATCTTAAAGCATCATACAAGTGGTCTTCTGAAGTTGTGTCAATATCTTCTGGGTTTTTCTTGTCTATTGGTAGTGCAGGTAATTGCGCTATCATATTAGTACAGTTACTAAAAAACACAAGTCTAGGTTCTTCTGTGTATTCATCTACCTGTAATCGTCTGTGTATTTCGTTTTTACCTGCTACACGAGATCCTTTTGATCTATCTGAAGGCCGCCATCTGCAACCTCGTTGTACCATTTGTTCTGCTAGAGATGGGCCTGTATCACCACGTTTGTGCCACAGTGAGGAGTCAAGCACTCCATATCTCATACCACCGTCACCAACTTCTAATTCTAATATCATGTCAGCTAAATCAGTAGCTAATACTTTACTTACATAGAGTTCTCTATAAACAATAAGTTGTTCACTTGGTGAGACAGCGAACCATACCACACCCGACTTACTTCCATAACCATAGTCACATGCCCTAAATTTAACCCAACTGCTAGGAATATCGAAAGGCTCAATGACATGTATGCTTCTATCAAACTCTGTAAAGGCTGCGCCTTCTTTAATATCCCAATCACCATCCAGTAATTGTCTACGCTGTTGTTCAGGCAAAGATAAAAGCATTGCTTCATAGTCACCTTGTTCAGCTAAGTATGGGTTATCTTTTAATCTTGCAGGTATAAACCTACGTTTAAATAGTGCTTTACCTGCTTTTTCATGTCCTGCAGGATACTTTAAATCTTCTCCTGTTTCAATGTCTGTAGCATTAAAAGCTTTATTTACAGATGCAGGATCTATAAACATTTTCTTTACCCAGTGATGTCCTCTACCACCAGGGTTGGTAGTAGCTCTCATGTATATAGGTAGATCGGTTGCAGTGGATCGTAGACGAGAACGCATGTAATTCCATGCAAATGGTGTGGGCCATTGAGTTAATTCGTCAAAACCTATCCAGCTAAACGCCAGACCCTGGTAACGCAAAGCGTCATCCTCTCTGTCGAGGTATGACATCCACAATCTTGCGCCAGATGGTGCGACCCACTGCATCTTTCTCTCTGACCATTTTATTCCAGGCCAGATTTTTGGATACATCTCTTGAGACTTAAATATAAGTTCTCTAAGTTCTTCCGTAGTATGCCGAAGTAATAACCCAGAAAAAGAAGGATGACCCATGTATCGTAACGGATCGGCAAGCATTGCATAACTTTTACCGCCCCCTGCTGAACCGCCATACAAAACTTCTCTTTCACCTGCTGCAAGGAACTCAGTCTGTGGCCCTTCATTCGGTTTAAAGATAACATTATGTTGCTCTTCAATAGTTTCAATAGGATCAAGTTTATATATTTCTACTACTTTAGGCTGTTCTTGCTTCTTCTGTGCTGCTGCTTTTTTTTGAACCGACTCTTTGGTTTTCGATTTTTTCCGCTTTGGCGATTGCCTCTTTCGCATAGTCTGCCCATCTGCGTAAGCTTGCAGCTTTGTTGTTTCTTCTTTTTTCATTCTCTAATCTTTTCATTAAACCTACGTGAGATATATATCTACCAGTATTACGAGTTAACCATTGAGATACTTCTCTGTACGAATACTGTTTTAAATAACGTTTTGCTATTTCTAATTTATCTAGTTGGTCAGGTATAGGGTTTAATATGCCATTATCTTTTGAGTCTACTTCGTAGCCAAAAGGTATGGTGCGAGAAATCTTAGGTATTGATACCCATTCATTGTCTTCTTTTATATCTGTCGGTTGAGGTAACTTCCACCTACCTAGTGATTTAGTCATCGTCTACCGTATTTTTAGGTGGCATTAACATAACTCCACCTTTAGCTTCTACTTGTACTTTTTCAGTCTTAACAAGTCCAGTACGATCTAGTAACTCTTTAGCTGCTGCCATCTTATCTCTTATGCCTAGCTCAGTAGGATCATATAGTCCACCTACCATAGCCATTGCAGCTTTAGGAGCATTACGAGCCATAAAGCTCTGTGTGCTTTCTAATATTTCTTCTTTCATAGAATTAACAACTTCAGTAGTACTAGTAGCATCAGAGTAACCTGCAAGTTTTTTAGCTGTTGCTACATCTCCACCAGCCTGATCAAACAGTACAGATAAAAACTGTTGCTGTCTTTCTGTTAGTTGTCTAGCCATGAGCCATCTCCAGTGCTTTTTCTTTTGTCTCATCATTACGTCTAGTCCAGCCTTTACCGAAGGTGTCAAACGTAGACAACTTCTCATAAAAACTTTGACGTGTATAATGCATTTGTTCTATTATCTCATTTACTTCTACTTCAGCGACAGCCTGTAAAGTCATCGGGCCTATACCGCCATCCTGCTCTACACCGACTATACGTTGCAACGCTTTAGCTGATCGTGAGACACCTGAGTTAACAGCCCAGTCAAATACGCAAAGATCAACCCCCATAGGAAGTTGATCACATTTTGCTCTATTCCAATAGTTCTTTTTATAGATAGGAGCCACGTCTTCATGCGTCAAATCACGCATTTCTTTAGGTGTAGTCTCTCTACCTACCCACTTATCATAGACTTTCTTGGTGACACCATAATTTGTGATGCCACCTGGATCTTTAGGATGATTTACAAAACCGCCTTCGTGTTCAAGTATTATTTCTAAACACGTACTGTAATTGCTCATCATTTTTTCTTTTTCATTACACCGCCTTTAGCGTAACCTTTTTTCTTTTTTGTCATACCACCTTTAGCCATATAACCCATTTTATTACGAACAGATGAAGGTAGTTTTTTTAAACCTTTTTGTGCAGATGAAGTTTTCTTCATTGCGCCACCTGCAGCGTAGCCTTTTTTCTTCATCATGCCACCTTTAGCATAACCTTTTTTCTTCATCATGCCACCTTTAGCATAACCTTTTTTCTTTTTCATCATGCCACCTTTAGCTGCTTTTACTTTTGGTTTTGTTGTTTTCTTTTTATCTTTATCTTTAAGATTAGGCATATATTTAACTAGTAGTTCGTTAAAACTTAAACCCTTATCATCTGCTTCTTTTTTTAATGCTTTTAACCATGCTGGATCACTTTTATTAGACATTACTTCTTTCCTCCAAAAAATTTAGTTGCTGATCTTATTCCAAATGAAGCAGCTATTACTACTCCTAAACTATAACTATACCATTGCGGTGCTTCTCCTAGCGCAGCAAACCCTGCTGCTGCAATCTCTCTGCCCCAATCTCCACAGAATGATAAAATAAATGGGCCACTTAACAGCAGTGTCAACCATTCATCTTTCCACGAGTTCTGTGTAGCTTTCATAGCTTCCAGATCCCAGTCTATTTCACCTGTAGCAATCTTTAAATCTTTAGTCGCTTTAGCTTTTTGTACTGCAGTCTTGCCTTCAATCCATGAACCAGCAAGTCCAGCTATAGGGCCAAGTACATTACCTAACCCAAACATTATTTACCACACTGACATTTGTCACAGCAGGTACAAGGCATAGCGAGTATTGCACGTAGAATACGGTTTAGGTAGAGCATCATTCTGCCCCACCTTTTTCTTTTAGTACGATACCAAAGATACCGCCTATAATACCTGCCCATGTTAATATAGGCAAGCTGAACATAAAACCTAGTCCTACACCTGCAAGAGCAAGTGCTAGATAAGTTGTAGGCTCTTTAAGTCTTCCAGTAATCCAATCCATATTTATTCTCCCTATTTAAATGTAATAGCGACACCGATTGACAGGTCACTATATTTAAAGTCTTTGTCTAAAGATAGTTCAGAGTAAGCAGACAGGCTGTTACTTAAAGCCATCGTACTCTTTACTGATGCACCAGAAACACTAAAAGAATCTCCGCTTGCATATCCCCAGTCTAACGCTGGTCTAATTGATAGTCTTGAAACGTTTGCAGTTACGCCAAAGT